ACGTTCTGATTTAATTAATTTTACCATACCAAAAAGCTCATTTCCTTTAAGTCTGTCAACCATTTTTTGTATACCGTTGTTTCTTTCAAAAATTTTATCGTCAATTTGCTTAAGGTCCCCCGCGACCCAAAGCTCTGATTCGTCTCCAATACGACCAATTAATAATTGAATATTTTCTTTTGTTAAATTTTCTGCTTCATCGCAAAAGACAAGAGTTCCATTACTAAAATCTCGACCACGCATAAAAGCTAAAGGAACAGGTTCTAATATTCCTGTTTCGATTAATTCATCTAAATATTCTACACTTGTTAAATCAGCTATAGGCATTAAATATGGACGAATTTTTTCTACTAAATTCCCGCTTAAATAACCTATATCACGACTGCCTTTTGTCACGACATTGTTTCTAACGAAGATAATTTTAGAGAATCGACCATCTTTTACACCTTTTAAAGCATGTTGTAGCATTGACCAAGTTTTGCCGTCGCCGAACGATCCAAGACAAAGTTTAATTTTAATATTTTCATTCTGCAATAAATGAAAAAGCATTTTCTGTTCAAGATTCCGTGGCGCAACTTTTTCTCCAAAAGTGCTTTTAAAATTTTGGTATTTTAAAGGACGATATTTTTTTCCATCCCAAAATTGGACATCTTTCAATTCGTTTTCAACATAAATTTCGATAAATTCATTAGCTTTCGCCGCAAAAATATTATTTTCCGGATGGGAATATAATTCAGCTAATTGCTCATTCGCCGGTCTAACAATCTTCCATCCGCAATATTCCTCCTTATTCTCTTTCTTCTCATAGAAAGTAGCATGCAATCCGACATTTTTCGCGGTCAAATATTGCGCGCCATCGCTTGTTACGAAGTTTACATCATAGTCCTTCTCTTTCTGTAATAGCGCTGCTGCCGCGATAATCCTATGATCATTAATATCCCTAAGAGTAGAATGTTTCTTTATAAACTTGTCTATCTTCCTCTCATCCGGATGATAGATATTATAACCATTGTTAAAAATAATGGCTCGAACGGCCTTCCGTGCGAGGTATTTAATATTAGAGTCCTTCGTTTCCGAAGTTTTTATGTTCTCTAATTCAGCTACTGTTAAACGACTAATCCATACATCAGTGTAAGTATCAGTGCATCCATTTAAAATAGCTGAAGTATCTGCAAAAGTCATTAAGCATCGCCGCCTATAATTTCATCAACTAGATTTAACTCTTTCATGGTTTTAGCATCAATGAACCATTGTTTACGCGCTTGACCGTCGTATTGCTCAGGCGTAATATTAGTATTGTCGAGTATAAATTGACGTATATTAGCATCGACTCTATCATTGAATGCCATAATATCACCTGCTGTTTTAGTCTCAGAAGGTGCGAATGTAATATAACCGTCATGAATAAGAGCATAAGTACTTGGATAGCACTTTCTAGTGATGTTGGGATTCTTACCTCCACTAGCAAGAATAACTGCGGCCATACTTGCAGCATAACCTGTTACAATAATATCAAGTTTCTTTTTATACTTAGTTAAATAATTAGCAAGAAAAAATCCATCAGATACGGAGCCGCCAATGGAGTTCAAAATTAAAGTAACTGGTTCATTGCTAATATCTTCTTCAAATTCCTTCAATGGAAGATACACAGTTTCAACGATGTCTTCATCTACTTCTCTATTAAAGAGAATAGTTCTATGATTAAAACGTTGATTAAAATATTCATAACCAATGGGATCTAGTTCAGAATATTCTTTAACAATGTCTAAAAATTCTAAGTCTTTTCTCATACTTAGCCTCCAATAATTTTTTCTAAGGTGCAATCTTCTGGTGATAAATCTTCAGTTCGGATAGACACTAGCCGTGGATGGCGTATACTGATGCCATTAGAGTCCGATAATGCCATTCCTCCGATAGAAACGCATGTATGATCGTACTTTTCATAATTGTCTCTTAACTCTACTTTGAAGTCATCAGTTAAGCCGCTGACCTTACACAGTGGTACTTCATTGCCGTCATTATCATATACAGCAGTATAAATTGCGCCCGGTACACCTAGCCAATATCCTTTAGAGACGGGAATAATCGTACTACCGAGTTGATAATCACCGAAATATTGCCCATAAAGTTTCTCGCCTGTACGTGAATTTTCCCAATAAGGCCAATTAAACGGATCACCGCCAGTATATGAACGTGTAGCCGGTTCAAGACCGACAATGAATGCATCTACTACATTTTCTAACTCTCTTTTAACTTTAAGAGTTTTATGCGCGGTTCTAGCCTTAGGTTCAGGTTTTCCATCACCGCGATAGCATACAACCCCTTCACCATCAGCTTGGAAGATAGCTGCTAAATTATCATAAAAGCTATCATCCATAGGATGTGTTTCAGCACAAGTTACTAGTGGATTATTAATTCTTTTGACTGCCTTTTTTACATATTCTTGACGTTCAATCCAAGGAGTGTCCATTAGACTTTCCCCGTCATAATACCATACATCAAAAATATACCACTTGAGCCGCCTTCCATGAAATTCATTTCCTTCAATGTCACGCTTATCTTTAGCGGTGAATTTCACTCTTGAACGCGCATTTTCATAGTACTCTTCATCTTGAATACTCTTAGATTTATCGCTGGTGCAGCGTAGTATACTCCCAATTCCCTTGTCTACTGCACCCTCAAGCCAAATTTCGCCCATGATGCGGGTAGGCTTATTAAATGCAGCGGCAACATCGTCGAAGAAAAACACCTTGTCTTCAAGGCGCCCGTATTCACCCGTAACTTTGCTAACACCGCGACTAATAAGGCGCTTATCGCCATCAAAATCACAGATGAATGCAGAGTAGTTCCCATCAATCTTGGTTTGGTAGTAATAGTTTCCAGATAGAATCATATTCGTAATCTCGTTGTTTCGTTTCTCTTTTGTGTAAGATGAAGGAAATGACCAAAACTTTTCGGGGTCTAATTCACGTAGCAGCATCACATATTCTCCCTTAGCTCTTCAAATCTCATATTAAAATAAAAATCAACAAAAGCTTGTTCCTCTTCATCTATACAAGTATTCGCATATTCAGTCAGAATCTTAACTGCGGACATTGCGTCATTTTGCATAAAGGCAAAATCTGCAACAAGCTTTGCCCTATCTCTTGTCTCTTGGTCAATATTAGGAAATAGTTCCGTCATTTTCTTTCTCCTTTTGCTTATTAATAAAATCGAAGAATGCTTGCACTTCTTCCTTTGTTTCTAATTGTAGTTTATAAACAGGAGTAGGCGCGCGACGTTCATCGTTATCGGGCATTTCAAAAATATAATACTTTTCCGGCCCTTCAAATCCAGAATCAGGCTTAACCCCAACGCGGCTACATAGACACTTACCGGTTTTCTTACTATAAATTTTTGCCGCGATATGACTTACTCCAATATCTTCTATTCTAATATCTCTAAATTCGGGTTTAATCTCATTTACAAACCCTTTATAGTCATCTCTAGTGACTTCATAAATACTTTCATTTATCATAAATTTCTTGTTCCTTTCCAAGTTCGTTTTAGTTTTTCAGCCGAATTTTGGGCTAATTCATCACACTTTTCATTCCAGTAGTCACCCGCGTGTCCTTCAACCTTACGAAAGTCATACCAGAAATTATCAAAGTAAGGAATAATTTGTAGCCATAAATCTTTATTCGCTACTTCCTCTCCCTTAGAATTAATCCATCCATTATTCTGCCAATTAATATACCATTCCTTCAAATAGCAATTAATAGCATAAGCTGAATCGCTGTGGATAATTACTTTTTCAACATTGCGTCGGATAGTTTTTACGTAGTTTAGAGCTTCTACAATTGCCTTAAGCTCCATGCGTTGGTTAGTAGTATTATACTCACCTTCATTTGCATAATAAATGTCTCTATTCTCTTTAACGACAATATAGGCCCAGCCACCAAAAGTTAGGTTTCCTGTTTTCTTTAAAGAGCCATCAGTGTAGATATCAATAACAGGGATGCGCTCTTTACTACGTCTCTCCAAAACAATATCCTCCTTACTTTTTCTTTAATTATACAATAGATTTTAAAAAAAGTCAAGGAAGAGGACTATTCCTCTTCCTTTACTTCTGGTAAGCCCGCAACGCTAGTTAGAAGGCTTAAAATGCCCGCTAACGCAGAAGCGGAAGCTACCATGACCCAATTTACATCGCCTAGTGCGGCGCTAGACCCAATTGTTGCAATAGCAGTTTGTGCTATAGTCTTAATTGCGCGAACACCTGCGGCTTTTAGCCATTGCTTAGTAAAGATCATAATAATTCACCTTCCTTATAGAAAATCATTTTTCTCTAGTCGTTCGGCATATAGGGTTTGAATGTATTTATATTCAACATCAAAAACACCGTTTTTATCGCCTGTTTTCTCAAGTAACCTTTTATATTTGTCATGTAATGTTACTATGTGTTGAAATTCATCTCTTGTATGCCGGCGTCCGTTGCGACATGAGTTAGCAAAGTCTAATACTTCCCAACGAATGCGATCTTTCTCATTTTCATCAATTTGTTTAGTCAATTCGTCGATTTTTCCGCACACATTGCCGGTTATTAAATTACTAACCCATTTGAAAAGGGCAGACCAAGGATTGATTTTAATAGGAACAATTTGAATTAAGCCGGTAAATACAATTATGCCGGTTAATGGATGATGTATTATCCATTCTAAAAATTGTTGCACTGGCCTTTACCTCCTTTCATAGAGTGGGTTTCCCTTATTATAGGTGGAAGAACTAGAAAGAGTTTTTTATAAAATATTTTTTAAGTTGGAATCGCATTGTCCATTCTCTTTCTTAATTCATTAATTGTATCAAGTAAGCCAGCGAGAAAAACAACATGTAAAGAAGTGTTTCGTTCTGCCTTTTCACGTATTGTCTCCCATGGGTTTCTATCTTTTACTTCCTCAATGTTTTTCGCGCCTTTATTTGGCAGCATTTCAAATTTCATATTATTTGTAATTATAATATTATTATAATGCTTCTTCATTGTTTGCGCATTTTGCATTAGAGATACCATTTCTTTAATATTATTTAAGGCAGTCTGTAATACATACGAGCCAGGATAGTATACACCATTTAGTCTATAAATGTGCATTATTTTAGGTGTATTTGGTAATTGATCTAAAGTGGTATCAATGTTATG